AATATCCAGAGCTACGAAAGCAGATAATAGAACAAAACCTGTACGATAAATACGGGATGGAGTAACAAAAAAGCCCCTAGGCAGATAGCTTAGGGGCTTTTTTTTAGTCTTCTAATTCCAATACTTCAGGGTCAAGCTCACTGAACTCACCAATGTAGATGGAGAAGAAGGGGATACGAATGATAAGCCCCTCATAGGCGGCTACAAACCTTCCCTCATCATCCCCTACCACGTGGCAGATGTTGTCGTTATGCTCAATGTCAAAGCCCATACCAAGCCGGTAGTTGATGTGGATACTCATGCTGCCTTCCCCCATACGTCATCCCAAGTCCCTTTGGTAGCACCCTTAGAATAATCTGTTACTCTCTGCTCAAAGAAGTTGGTGTGGCTTACGCCTAACATACCATCAACCCAAGGCATCGGGTTCTTCTTAACCTTGAAGACACCCTTCATACCCATGCTGATTAGTCGTCGGTCAGCAATGTAGCGAATATACTGCTTAACCTCTTCGGCTGTCAACCCCTCCACCTCATACATACCAAAGGCAAGGTCAATGAACTTGTCCTCTAGTGCCACCATCTCTTTAGCAATCTCCTTGATGCGGTCGCTAGTGCTCTCATTCGGATGTTGTTTAACCCACTCGCGATACACCTTAATCATACCCTCAGCGTGTTGCGTCTCATCCACAATAGACCAAGCAATGATTTGACCTAACCCCTTCAGCTTCCCGTGTCGTGCAAAGTTGAGCAGCATAACGAACGAAGAGAACAACTGCATCCCCTCACCAAAGGCAGAGATTGTAGCTATCTTCTCCGCAACAGGAGCCTCGTCAAGCGTTTGAAAATACTCATGCTTCTCCACCATTTCACCATACTTCAAAAACTCGTTGTACGTGCTCTCAGGCAGCCCTAGAGTCTCGATTAGGTGAGCATAGGCAGCAACGTGCAGAGCCTCCCTACCAGCAAAGCCACTCATCATCATACGCACTTCAGGTTGCTTGAACACTGGTAGGTAGTGGGTGTAGTACCCATCACCAATGTCCAAGTCTCCCTGCACAAAGAAGCGTAGGATTTTGGTTAAGAATTCTTTCTCTTCCTTCTTCAGCTTCTTTTGGTAGTCCTTCAAGTCCTCACCCATAGGCACTTCAGTGTGGAGCCAATGGCTTTGCTCATGTTGTAACCAAGCATCATACGCCCAAGGGTACTTGAATGGTTTGAATGTTGTACGTTCTTCTGTCAGTTGTGGTTTCATTTTATCCTTCACAAGCCAAGCAGGTTTCCCCATTGGCAATAGCTGTCATGTCAATTGTTTCCTCGATGCGCTGACGTTTAATCTGAGCACCAACCTTGTCTGCCTTACGCACCTTGTCAGAACGCAGATAGTATAAACTCTTTAAGCCCATCTTCCAAGCCATGAAGTGAACTGCGTGTAGGTAGGCAATGGTTGTATCGGGTCGGAAGAATAGGTTAACACTCTGTCCTTGGTCGATAAACTCCTGCCGATCTGCTGCTAGCTCAACCAACCATCGCTGGTCAATCTCCATCGCTGTCTTAAATACTTCCTTCACATCTTCGGGAACGTCCAAATGCTGAACGCTACCATCGTTGGCAATAATACTAGCCCAAGTGTCATCGTCATCCATACCAAGCTCAGCAAGCCGTTTAGTAAGGAAGCGGTTACGGTAGATGTGCGCTCCACTTAGAGTATCCTGCCTAAATACATTTGCTCGATACGGCTCAATGGATGGCGAAGTGTTACCCATAATAAGACTGGAAGAAGCATTGGGAGCAATAGCCATGTGATGACTAAAGCGGCGGTCAATCCCAGACCAAGCTGCATCCGGGCAAGCGCCTCTCTTAAAAAACAATAAAGTGTCTGCACGTTTACATTCCTTACTGATGTGCTTAAATATATCACGGTTGGTTAGCTTCGCCATAACCCCATCGATAGCCATGTTATTCTTTTGCAAGTACGCATGGAACCCTAGAGTCCCAAGTCCAACAGACCTTTCATCGGTAGCAGAACGAATAGCACGGCGAATATGGTCAGGAGCACTATCGATGAAATACTGAAGAACGTTATCAAGCATTTCCATAACATCCGGAATAAATAAGTCATCATTCTTCCAATCATCATAATACTCCAAGTTCAAACTAGACAGACAACACACTGCTGTTCGGTCGGCACTGGTTGGTAGAAAGATTTCGGTGCATAGGTTACTCCCGTTAATCTTTAACCCCTTGTCATTTAACCACTCAGGCAACGCTCGATTCGCTGTGTCAATGAAGACTAGGTATGGTTCTCCAGTCTGCATCCGCAAGTCCAGAATCTTCTGCCACAAATACTTTGCACTCACCACCTCGACTACCTCGCCATTGGCAGGGTTAATCAATTCCCAGTCATCGTTGGCATCCCCATCCTTCATACAACGCTCAATAACATCCATGAAAGCATCGCTGATATTAACACCATGATTAAGGTTGAGGGTACGTAGGTTTTGGTCACCAGTAGGCTTACGCATTTCAAGGAATTGAATAATGTCAGGGTGACTAATATCCAAGAAAGCAGCGTAACTCCCGCGGCGAGTTCTTCCCTGCCGATATGCAAGTGAGGAAGCATCATACATTTTCAAGTGAGGCATTACACCAGTTGACTTATCATCGCTGTTGCGAATACCGAGATGAACACCAACACCACCTCCAAGCATTGAAAGCCAGTTAGTTTCAGATAGGTTATCGACCAAGCCTTCTGCACTATCGTCCATATAGTTAAGGAAACAGCTAATAGGTAACCCACGCTTACTACGCCCAAAAGAAAGAATGGGAGTACTATAACTAAGCCAATGCTTACTACTATACTCATACAGTCGCTGAGCGTGTTCAGGGTCGCTAGAGAAAGCCTCCGATACAAAGGCAAATCGTTCTTGTGGGCTTTGTTCATCATCCTTCATGTAACTTTCTTTTAGGCGCTGTAGCCCTAATGAATCAAACAGGGCATCGCGGGTTAAATCAATCTTAATTGTCATCCAATAGTTCCTCTAGGTAATCGGCTCGTTCTTCAATCTCATCCATGAAACGGGCAACGATGTCAGAGCTACGCACCTCCAATAGCTCTAACAAAGTCACCTCATCAAGACGCATTAGTTTATCACAAATATCAGGCAGCGTCAGCATATTTTTTCTGTAGGTAGTTCATCGACAAGAACATCTCATCGAACGCCCCATCCTCCACTTCGTTTAACACAACTAATCCTCGCCAGTGACGGTTGCTAAGAGAGTCCATGTAGTCTTCGTCGTGGAGGTAGTAGCTCCCTGCGATGATACCACAGATAGGTTTCCCATCAGCACGTTTCCCGTAGGCAACTTGCTTTCCCTGTTGATGACCAGCGACACAAGACATATGCAACTTATTAACAATAACAGTTGCACTAGAGGCTGGTCGTCCCATGACTCCAACTGGGAAATAATGACAAAAACCGACACCACCAATAAACACTGGTTTAAGAAACCCATGAACTTCCCAATCCTTCTCATACTCTAGGTCGGCAGTCGAGATAGAACCTTCAAGGATGGGGTTATTAGTCACAGCCCTGTCGATTCTATTCTCGTGGTTCCCTAGTGTTAACACCATACGCGGCTTATATACCTTTTGCTTGTTAGCCTTCTGACTAGCTTGCAAATCTCGTAGTGGTTTTAACAGCTTCTTCATTCCAATCTTAGCGAATGCAATGTCATCCTTGTACCGCTTGCCCTCAAAGTATTTACTACCAATCTTATCGTGGGTAGACAGAGAGGGCATATCAGCAAAGTCACCGATGTTAACCACCACGTCAGGGCGGTAGTCTACGATGGCTTTACCTGCCCACTCAAGATGTTCAGTCGGAATCCCCGGCTTCACTTGACAGTCAGGTATAACAAGTATCTTCATTCAACCTCCCAGTAATGATCTAGCATCAGGTCAACCTTTTCATACACACCTACATACCCACAGGAATCGAGGAACGCTGCAAACTGCCGCATAACATCGTCCCACCTAGCATCATCCTCGCACACGTAAAAGTGCTCTGTGCTTGTTGTTACGCTTGGGCGGGAACTACTCTTCTTGAAATGATAATACTGCTTGTCCATGTTAACCTCCATAAATACTGGGGAACTGTTCAGTCAAGATAGCCTTACATTTCTCAGCTACTTCCCTGTGTTCCTTCTGTGTTGCTTCATCACAGCGGATGTCTACATAGTGCATCCAACTCCGCAGTGTCCCATTCATATACATCCGACTATTGGTTAACCCTTCAGGCAATACCTTTCTGGCAACCTCCTTGGCAATACCGTTGTTCAGTGCTGCCCCATACACCCCACGAGCCTGTGCAATTAAACTACGTTGCATCTCATCCCACCACCGCTGAAGCTCTCTATCCTGCGTAGGGATGCTGTTCTGGCGATTCTTATCATCCTGCAACCTAACCTCACTACACTCCATATCTAGCGCCTCAGCATAACGCTGACTGAACTCCTGAAAGCTGAACGAACGGTGTCGAATAATCTGTCGTGCAATGTCTCGTGTACATTCAATCTCCATGCAAACATTAACCATCTCGAAGGGTGACCAATGCTTGTGCTTCATTAGATAACGAAGAAGACGTGGTGCTGTCTCCTTGTTATCCTGATTGCCGGGGTTTGAAACACGAGCCATGTACGCTACCTTCTCCTCTGCATCGGGGGTAACCCACACTAGCTTTACTTTCATTTGTCTACTTTCACTCCAAGGTAGTTAAGCATAATCTTAGAAGCGTTGATGTAGCTCTCTACTTGCTTCTGGTTATCCTCAATAAATTTATCTGGCTTGCCCCAATACTTATCACAGTACTCTCGCCACATCTCCATTGAGCTTTCAAGTTGTTTAACAAATGGGTTACTATCGCTACTATATTCCAGTTTCATTTCTTCATCCTTTCTTTACGCTCTGCGTTTGTCTTATCCTTATGGCATGGTTTGCACAACACCTGTAAGTTTTCAGCCTCACAATAGAGCCTATTCATATAAGTCCACCAGTCTTGGAAGCCTTCCTCTGGTGAGACAACAGGGTCAATATGATCTACCTGTACATCTCTAGCCACAAAGAACCCACCACAACTGGCACATAAGTAATGCTCAGCCAACCTACCTGAACGCTTGTTAACCCTCTTGCCTACCATTGCTGCTTTCAACGCCTTCCACTTTGGAGGGAAGCGTTTCATGTGAGCACGTAGAGCAGAGATTACAAACGCTCTGAACCTAGCTTCTGTCCACTCTCCATCGTTATACTTTCTGTTGCTCATACTGGTATAACAACTGAGCGAATCCCTCTACGAACCGCTCGTCATGCTCACGCTCACCCATTGTAAATAGGATAGCATGAACAACTTCATGTAATAGGGTAACTTCTCGATCTTGACCTTTCAATCTACTGTTCAATAAAATCTTACAGCTCTCAGGGTTAGATGCACCAAGGTCGGTCATCTCAGAATCAATAATCTCCCAAGTCATCCCCGCTAGTTTAAACTCATTCTTCTTCATTCGGTGGCTCCCACATTTGGTTAGGCTGTCGTCGGAGCCAAAGCAGTCTAGCGTTCTCTAACACCCTCTCTACTCCCATTGCCTCCACACAACACGCATACAACTCTTTCTCTGTTTTGGCATCGGCAAGCATCTTGGTTGCTTTCACATCCCCGACCCGATGTATCCCCTTCACGTTGTCTGCTGCGTCCCCTGTTAGTATTTGCTTGTAGAAGAACCGCAACCCTTCCTCTGGTGTAACAAACTTCTTTTCCCTCTTCACAAAGTTGTAGTGCCATCCCGGAACCTGCATAAAGTCTTTGTCAATTGATACGATGATTGACTCTTCTCCAAGCTCTGTTGCTCGGATAGCGATGTCATCATCAGCTTCCTGTCCATCACTAACACTAGCGCCCCATGCCGTTTGTAAGTATTCCCGTAGGAGAGGTAGGTGTGTCGGCTTTTTCACATCCTTCCTGTTACCCTTGTAGGGTTCTGTCACTGCCACATCATGTCTGAAGTTTGTCTTGCCTGTAAGAAACAACTCATGTTCTTCACAGTCGATTAGGTCAAACATGATTAAGTCCTCAAGAACAACCGCCATTGTTTCGATAGCGGTGTTCTCATGCTCATCATTGGTAGCAAACCCTACCCGATAACAAAGAATATCTGCATCGAGTAGTGCTATCATTACAACAAGTCGTCTTCAGCAACCAGCTCACCAACTGGTGCGCCACTGTACTCAACAAGTTCTGTTACCACGAGGCGCTTGAGGGCTGGAGAGATACCCTTCTTCTTCTGGTAGCTCCATGAGTATGTACCCACTAGAGCCACACCCTTAGTCCCATTACCAAGCTGCTCCTCAACCTCGCTACCGCCATCGTCGTAAGCGCGGATAGGACGGGTACTCTTGCAGGTAATATACTTACCCTTGCCTTCCTTGAACTTAACCTCTAAGCCCATATCCTGAAGTGCTTCCGCTGCCTTCTCGGATAGGTTGCAAAGGTCAACCTGAAACTTACCACTCATATCGTTTGGCTTGTTGAGGTATGCCCACATAATGTCTGCTTTGATTTTAACTGCTTCTGTCATAACTAACTCCTTAGTGAAA